TTGGCCATTAGGTTTAGTTCAATCATCCTGTAATCCGTTTAAAAAAGATAGAGCATTAAAAGGTGTTAATTTGGGTGAAATTAAAGATGAGGTATTATCAAAATGGGAATCACAACTAAAAGAAAAATATGTAAAACTTTCAACAATTAAGTGGGTGTCTGAATCTGGAAAAGAATTTGGTTTAGAATCCGTTGGTTTTACATTTAAAGATTTTATGGCGTTGTATGGTAATAGTTTTGATACAAGTAATGTTGGTAAAAATGATTTAACAAAGATAGAAAATATAATGAGTAAACCATTCACCGAGTTAGACGAAAGTGAAATGGATGTTTTGGATAAGATTCAAGTTAATGTCTGGGATTTAATCCAAGCTAATAGTGGTGGACATAAATGTATTACTAATATTTCTGGGTTAAATTACATTGGTAGATCATCCAGACCACCAAAAGGTAAGGGTTATTATGATCCGGAAAGAGAAGATGCACCATATTTGAAATTCACAAAAATGATACAAAAAGAATTTGTTAGGATATTAAAAGAAAAAATAAATCAAGATAATACTTTGGAACCAATGGATAAAGAACTTGGTGAAGAATGGTCTGAAAAATATAAAAAAAGTATCGATTGTAAAAACCCAAAAGGTTTTTCACAAAAAGCACATTGTCAGGGAAGAAAAAAACAAGACTTAGATGAATATGCAAGAACATTAAAAATGGCCAGAAGACAAGGTGTCGGAACTAGGTTTCCAAAGTCAGCTGTTGATAATTCACCTAGTAGATTCAGACCATATAATAGATAATGAAACCAAAAACCGAAATATTAATAAAGTATTCTGAATTAGTTGGAAAATATCCGTTAAAAAAGATATTTGAATACCTCAACATATTACAAAAAACAGGAATGACAAATATGTTAGGTGCAACACCATATCTTTATGGTGGTAGAGAATGGATACAAAAACAAATTGATTATTTTGATATTGAAGAAGATGAAAATGTTGAAAAACTTCTTGATAAGGCAGATGAAATAAAAAATGTTGTTATTGCCGGAGCACTAAAAAGACAAGAAGGTAAAGAAACAAGTGATTTTTTAAGAAGTATTGAAAGAAGAGTTCAAATAGAATCTGGTGATATATTAAAAATCTGGATGGATTTCAAAGGTAAAGTACTTAAAGAAAGTGTTATAACTGAAGCAAAATACGATAAAAAAGATGCTGCAAAATTTTTATTTAGGAGAGTATCAAAAAATGAATTAAAAGACGAATTTTATGAGAACTATAAACATTATAGTGAAGGTCATAGTCATCCAGGTCGCTCTTTTTTTGATTTCAAAACAAGATTTCTAAATTATATGATGGATGGACTACACGGTATTTTAGTTGATGGTTTTATGGAAGATTCTAATATGTATGACGCTGTAATGGATTTATTGGAAGAAATGTACGAAGATAAAATAGAAGATTTATGGTTTAAATTAACAGGAGAAAACTATTAATATGAAAATTAAAATTACTGAAAGTCAATTAAAACGGATTATTGAAAAATACACAGAACAAGAAATGTTAAATGAAGCTTGGTATGATGATGTGTTAGATAAAATTGGATTAAATTTTGACACTTTAAAATCTAAAGTTAAAGACGTATTTAAAAAAGTTACTGGAATTGAATTAGAAGATAAAGATGACGTAGACACAAATGATGTGCCAACAAAAAAAGAAATAGAAAAAAAAATTGAAACAATCAAAAAAGAAACAAAACCAGAAAAAGAAAATAAAAAAGAGGATGATGAAGTTGTTAATGGTAATTTAAAAAACATAATCATTGGTGACTCAACAGTACCATATTTAGACAACGCAATTCAAAAAGCAAGTAGAATAAATAAAAAAGGTGGTGAAAGTTCTTTATGGTTGGGTGGAATGAGTGTTATCTGGTTAATTGGCGCTCTTAAAAAATATCCAGTAGACAATAACGTAGAAAATGTTATAATAAGTATGGGAACCAACGGTGGATTTGGTAAATACTTAAAATATGATGTTAGTGAATTATTTGAATTATTGGAAAAAAAATTCCCTAATGCTGATTTTATTGTTGTGCAGGGAGCTTGGGGTTTTGGACCTTTAAAAAATATCAAAGATGATGATGTTAAAAAGTATTATCAAAAATATAAAAACGAAGGTGCTACAGTGGTTGAACCACCAATTGGAAATAATGAACCACATGGCGATATTCCAATCTATAAAAAAATTGCTAAAGTAATTGACGGAATACTATAATATGAATATTAGACAATCCATAAAAAAAATATTAAAAGAAGAAACTGACCGTAAATCAAAGATATTATCTATGATTAAAAATCAAGGTTTTATTTTAATAACAAGAGCTGTTGGTGGTATCAATCATCTTGCCAGTATATTAGAGGAAACCCCAGAAATGTTACTTACAAAATATCTAAGTAAAGAAACATTTTCAACAGACGACATAGAAAAAAATACGGGTGGTTATAACTTCAAATTCAAATTATTATTTGTAAAAAAATCAGAAAGGAGTGTCGAACACGATTTTGTTTTTTCAATAGAAGAAGGAACTGTTGATTTAATTATGGGTGATGATGTTACGTATGATTTACTTGGTGATGATATTAGAGAATATGATATGTGGTGGGAAATAAAATATGAAATACAAAATACATTAAGTGATTTTGTTGAAGAACTTACCGATAAATTAAAATTCGATGAGGTTAAAAGTATAAGTGTAAACTACCTCTTCAAAGGAATAGACCATTTTAATTATATTAACGAAGAAGAAGAAAAAACAAATCATAATAAGTTAGAAAATAGGGTTAAAAAAATGATTGATAATTTAACCAAAGATTATGAATTTCCAGATAACTTTTATGGTTTTATGGTTGATTTGATAGAAGATAAAAGATATAACGAAAATATTTTAAAAATCACAACTGTAATGAAACAACCTTTTTCAGAAAAAGATTCAGACAAAATTGATAGAATTAAAAGAAATTTTATGCCACAGATAAAATCATTTTTTAAAGGTATGTTTAATCGTATTTCTGGTGGCGGAACATCAACATTGGAAGTTTATAATAAAGAAAAAAATAATAGAATTTAATTATTAAAATTATTTTTGTATTCTTTTCTTATGGATCAAAGAAGTACAAATTATTTTACCAGAAGAATTGGCGTTTTAGAAGATAAACTAAATGAATTATTTTCACCATTATTAAATGAATTTATGGATATATACATAGATTATTGCAATGAGAGCTTTGTTAATTTAATTTGTGAACTACTTAAACAAGAAATAACAAAAGACATACCATTAGGTGACGATTGTCCATTTTCAAATGTAATTTTATATAATTCAGTTGGTGAACAAATAAAAAGTCACTACCAACCAAGAATTATGGAATACTATTTTCGTAGAAACAAATATTTATAATAAATGGAACTATCAAAATTATTAACCATAGTGATTCCTTGTAAAAATGAATCAAAAACAATAGATAGCACACTAACCTTAATAAATTTCCAGGATAATATAAAAGATGTAAACGTCATTGTTTCGGATTCATCAGATGATGGAACAACATATCAATTAGAATCAAGAACAAATGATTTGTTTGATTTAAAAATAATACAGGGTGGACTTCCAGCAAAAGCAAGAAACAACGGATCAAGATATGTTAAAACACCATACGTTTTATTTTTAGATTCGGATATGTTCTTACTAGATACTAAATTATTGACCAATGTTGTTAAAGTGATTATGTCAGAGAACATTGATTTACTTACAACAAAGATAAGAACAACAAATGGAAAATATAATTATGTGTTTAAAACATTTGATTTTATACAAAAAATGTCTAAATTTATTTCACCATTTTGTTTAGGTGGGTTTATGTTGTTTAAAACAAACACATTTAATAAATTAGGAGGGTTCAACGAGGAAGCAAAAGTAGCGGAAGATTATTTACTATCCAAACAAATAAAACCAAAAAGATTTAAAATAATAAATACAACAGTATTCACACCACCAAGAAGATTTGAAAACAAGGGAGTGTTATATATGTTGAGGTTAATGATCAAATCATTTTTAAATAGAAATAATAAACAGTTTTTTAATGACGACAACACATATTGGAATTAAGGATGGAAGATATAAAAATATTACATTTAAAAAGTAACGCACAGAAACTTGAAACTTGGGTTGCGATGTTAAATGGAGAAATAATTGGTCACATTTATTTGGAAAGAGAAGACAATAAAAAAATTAAATTCCTTGATGCTTGGGTAAGTAACGATCACAGAAGAAAGGGAGTGTTTAGAATGTTATGGGAAACAAGGTGGGAATATGTTAAAAAACATTTTGAAGGATGGTTAGTTTATGCGTGGTGCAAACCGACATCATTACCATTACTATTGGAAAAAGAATTTATATCTGGTGAAACAGCAACATACGTAGAAAAAATAATATAATGAAAACAAAAAAAGAAATTAAAAATCCATTGAATGAAAAGATAAACATTTATGGTGCCGTCACAACGGCAAAAGAATTAATTAGAGAGACTTTTATAAACTTTATGTGGGGATTTATGGGAAACTCCATAGTTGTTTTTATGTCAAAGGAGATTGACGTTATGGTATTTTTAAATTTCATATTTTACTATATGTTGATATCATATATTGTAAATAGGGATAAATATCAAACAAGACTTGGTAGATTTATTATCCTTCCAGGATCTGCAGCACTTGGGGCATATGCTGGATATAAAATAGCTCAATACATATCATTTTTATTATGAAAAAGTGGAGAACAATTATAATGAGTGATTTACATCTCGGCGCAAGACAATCACAAACAGACAAGATACTAAAATTTTTAGAAGAGAATGAATCTGAAACATTAATATTAAATGGTGATATTATAGATGGTTGGGCATTAAAGTCCGGAGGGAAATGGAAAAAAGAATGTTCAAAGGTGTTTAGAAGGTTTATGAAAAGATCGGAACAAGGAACCAATGTAATATATATCAGAGGTAATCACGACGATTTTTTAAAACCATTTGTACCATTTGCTATGAACAACATCCAGATAGTTAGAAAATATACACATATTGGTGCTGATGGTAGAAGTTATTATTGTTTTCACGGAGATGTATTAGACTTTGTTATAATGAAGATGAGGTGGTTAGCAGTAATTGGTGGATGGTCGTATGATTTGGTTATAAGATTAAATACGTTTTATAATTTTATGAGAAGAAAATTCAAACTACCATACCATTCGTTAGCCAACGACATTAAACAATCTGTGAAGGGAGCAATTAACTTTGTATCCGATTTTGAGGAGAACGCAAAAGGGTTAACAAAACAAAAAGGATATGATGTTGCGGTTTGTGGTCACATACACCAACCAAAATTAGAGAGTGACTATATGAACTCAGGAGACTTCTGTGAAAACTCAACTTGTTTAGTGGAAGACTATGACGGTAATTGGAAGATTATTTTTGTTTAAGTTGTATTTATATATGTGAACCTACAAGAGAACATAAGAAGAATATTAAGGGAAATTGAAGAAGATAAAATTCAGATTCGGTTAGGACGAAGTGCGGAAAGACATTTTGGTAAAGTTCAAAATATTATCATTATGGTTGACGACCAAGATATCACCAGTGAAGACGATGTTCCTGGTCTTGGAAAAATGAATATTGTAATCAAAGATAATGAAATAATTGTGGGTGATATCTTTATTCCTGAAAAATATAGAAAACAAGGAATTGCAACAATAGTTTATCAAAAAATATCAGATTATTTTAACCTACCAATCGTTAATTCAAAAACAAAAGGGTTTAACCAAACAATAGAAGGTGGACATATTTGGAAAAAAAGAGAAAGATTTGAACCAAAAAACCTACAAGAACAAATAAGAAAGGTATTAAAGGAAGAAACAAACCCAGCCAATATGGTTTTCCGTAGAGTTACACCAAATGAATTGGAACAAGAATTTAATGAATCTCTCATATTTGCGGTAAGGATTTTTAATAAGAGAGACACAATGTCGTTAGCTGAATTTAGAAATTATACTATATCAAATACAATAGATGGAATCCATTGGTTAATAGAATCAACAACACCAGAAGATACTCAATGGTATGATAATGTTTTTTATTTTCTTAAAAGTTTTTTTGGTGATAGAATAGAAGAAAAATATAATGAATTAATCGGTAACGAATGAACCTACAAGAACACATAAAAAGAATATTACAAGAGGATGTTGAAGAAAAATCATCACGTAAGATAAGGTTACAAAATCTTATTGATGAAGTTGGTATTGAGTTAGCATCAAATGCGGTTGGTGGACTTGATAATCTTGTCAAAATATTAAATCTTGATTTAGATGATATAAAGACACAAGAAATGTTGGTAAAGAATTTTATCAATCATACTGAATTAGAAGGTATTAATATATCATTTTTAGAGATTAATAGAAATAAACCAGATAAAGTACGTATTAAAATACAGTTTGATACAAATGTTTATGTTAGTAATGTGGAATCTTGGGTTACAAGAACTATGTCCGAGAAAATAAATAAATTTTTCCCATTCAAATCAAGTGCAATTTGGGAACCAGCATTTGCTAATAGAGGTGTAACGATAATATTAGATTCCGACCAAATTATAAATGAGGATGATGAGGATGAAATGGATTTACAGGAAACAGAACTTACAGAAAAGTGTTGGGCGGGATATACTCAAAAAGGTATGAAGACAATGTTTGGTAAAAGATATCCTAACTGTGTAAAGAAAACAAAATAATATGAACCTACAAGAACAAATAAGAAAAGTATTAAGGGAAGAACTCAAAACAAAATTCTTTCTTAGAAGAGTAACACCGGAAGAAGTTGCAAAAAATTTCTCTACATTTGACGGCCAAGTATTTTTTGAGACAGAGACTTACGAAGATTTTAAATATCAATTGGTTTTAAAGTCATTAGAAGAAGTTATGTGGCAAGAATATAAGATGGGGTGGGAAGACTTACCAGAACAAGAAGAAATTGATTATGTAAATCAAGTTGCTGAAATGTATGATGATAAAATACGTAACATCTATAATAAGTGGCGGTTTATGTAATACAATAATATTTATTAATATGAAAATCCTAATCACAGAAGAACAACACAATAAATTAAATTCTTACTTGAGAAGAATTTATGGTTTTATGATAGAACATCTTGATGAAAATTTTTCACAACAAGATATTTGTAATTCACCATACTCGGATGAAGAATGGGATAAACTAACTTTTGGTGATGCGGAAGATCATTTTGTGAGTCAACTTAAACAATCAATAATTTATGATATTTCATTTAGGATGGCTCAATTTGATAATGAGGAACCTTCTATTGCGGAACTTTTAAACCATCAAAGAACAGTTGAAAAATTAATAAATGAAGGTGTTTATGAACAATACATAAGAGATTACTTTAAAGAAGCTTTAAAAAATTGTTAATATGAACCTACAAGAACAAAATAAGGTTAGGAATTATCTATTAAGAAGAATAGACCAACCAACACTTGAGTCTATTATAGATTCAAGCTATGAATTTGCTGAAAATGAGTTTGACCAGGACTATAGTTTTTATGACCTCAATCATGCTATTGCTGTAATAATTGTTGAGGATTTACACATTATGGATCACATAGATTTACATATTGAACAAATGTATGATAAACTTGTGGAATACTTTAGTAATCTTCTTAAAGGTCGCACCAGAAAGTTATATAATAGATTAACTAATAGCCAACAAGAAATGAAAGAAAGTGAACTTACAGAAAAATGTTGGGCAGGATATACTCAAAAAGGTATGAAGACAATGTTTGGTAAGAGATACCCTAACTGTGTAAAGAAAACAAAATAATATGAACCTACAAGAACAAATATCAAGGATACAATCAATGATGGGGGTTATTAATGAAAATCTATCTAATAGGATATCCAATTATTTAATTGGTGGTAAGTACCTATATCATTATACCTTAACTGATAATTTAGAAAGTATAATTGATGAAGGATTAATCCCTAAAAGATACCCCAATTCTTTTTATGAAGAAGGAACGGAAGGTATTTTTTTAACAACATCCCCAAGTTTATATAACGCCAATCTACCACAAAGTTTAATGGATGTCATGGATGAATATTATGAAGATGAAGAATCATATGATAAAAAACCAATTGTTAGACTAACCGTGGATATAACAAAATTAGATAATGATTTATTTGATGTGGACGATGATTATAAAATGAATTTATACGGATGGAATAAGTCAGAAAATGATGAAGATAAAATTATAGAGAGTTTAGATTTATGGAGGTCAATAACATACAATGGCATCATTTCTTCAGAGTTAATAAAAAATATTGATTTTAATTACGGAGCATAATGAATCTACAAGAACAAATATCAAGAATACAATCAATGATGGGGATTGTTACAGAAACAAGACAAGGAATGTTTAATTGGTTAAAAGAAAAACTACCAAACACTCCTGAATATGTAATAAGAGATTGGGTTTATAAAATGATTAAACAATCAGACGATGTAAACACATATGAAGGTATTACAGAATGGATTGATGAGTATGTTAAAGATGTAGAATGGGAGTTTCAAAAAGATTTTCCAATATCAATGGATATATTTACCGATAAAACAAAAAAAGAGTTAGAAAGTAGAATACAAGGTGAAGTAAGACAAGATGTTGATAAAGATACTGAAAGACACGAAACACAAAAAGAGTTACTTCAAAGTAAGGGAATATCTGAAGAACCAATTATTTTACTTAAAACCAAAGATGGTAAATATGTATTAGGTGAAGGGTGGCATAGAACCACACAGACATTTATACAATTCCCCAATGGGTTTATACAACCTAATGTATATATCGGATTAAACGCTAAATGGTTAGATTAATATGAACCTACAAGAACAAATAATGGTTCAGTATAAGATTAATTCATTCGCCTCATAGTCCTCCACTACCGTTCCGGAACTCGTCTCATAATTTAATCTTATACTTACATTTCTATAAAGGTTATGTGGTAATTTCTGGGACATATCTTAAATCATAATGTAAAATAGTATTAACATAATCCTATACTATTGTAAAAACTATTTCCCCCCAGTTTTATAATGTGGTGGTCGTTGACCCCCATTTTAAGGTGACCAATGAGTACACAATATAAGTAACACGTTCTGGTATAATGATGAGGTGTTCATTTTCAGAGGATGTTCAGTGACAATGAACGGATTAAATGAGTGAACGATATGGTATTATATTTTGGTGTGGTTATGAGAGGGATTACTAATCATATCACAATGGTTAGGTTTCACCTAATGTAAATGATATAAAACATATCCCACTTATTACCACTCCACTATGTGTCGGTCTCCGACACCATTTACTTTGTGTTAATTAATGTATAAATTTAGGGGGTCAGATGTTGAATGGTCCACTCACTGTGTTCGGTCAGGACACTAAAGTGGTCGTTGAAGTTGTTTATATAATGATCTATTAATGAACTACTAACGACATAAATGTCTGTCCCTGGCTTAGGAGCTATAACTTCCTTTTTTTACTGGGAAATAGGTATAGTAAAAAAAGTGGTCCTCCAGATACCTACAGAGGGGATAAATCGGTCTTCTACATACCAGGAGGATAGATTGTGGTGGTAGAAAGTGGTAAGAATATATAATATGAAAGTGGTAAAAAGTGGGGAAAAGGACTGTGTGGTCCCCAACACGCGACTGACATTTTGACAAAATCAAGTATTTTAACAAATACTTATTAACATAAAACATTATTTATGGCATCTGTATTAGACATTTTCAATCCCCAAGTTATTAAATCCGCTGGTACCATAACTGTGACATATTGTCACGACTTATATTCTGGCACGTGTTCCTACAATGAAACAATACTTCAAGGCACCAAGTTTAAACAACGTGTGAATATATTAATCAATACAGATATGGATGATGTAATAGAATACCTATACAAGATTGGGGAAGTAACTGGTCCCCAGGATTTAGAAAGAATATCATATCTTATTCAAACACATTCAAGAGCACAGATAGAATAACTATGTACACTTTTCAAAGTTAGTGTATATTTATTATAAGAGTTCATTTTCCCCTCAGTTGGGAATTAGTTGTTCAGTAACCCAGGTGGTACGTAAAGATCAAGATGAATCTTAAACAATCTAATTTCTAATCCCCCTCATTAGGGTGGGGAATTTTTTTATGTCTTATAGTTTTATAAGATGTTATGGAGTTATCTATCTCCGAAGACAACGTCAAGGAGTCCACCCTCTGCAATCCCCAACATCTGGATTGAACCCGTCATCGGAATTACCATAGACAATACAAAGGTATGAATAATAAATGACATTACCAAACAATTAGTGGATTATTATATATGACAATTTGACATAGGGGACCCCTACCGTCATATTACCCCCTCCCCCCCATACCTTCTGACATTATGACCGGGGGCCCCCTCCCGTATCCCCCCCATATATGACATATTGTCGCCCCAAAAGGGGGCTCAATCCCTTAAATGAAATATTCGTAAAAAAATTTCTGGAAAAATTTTTGGGAAAAATCCGGTTTATATTCCCCCGCTTATTAGTGAGTGTGTATATTTATTAATAAAATAATATTATGAAAAGAATTAGCGAATACAAAAACAGATTTAATCAATTGATGGAATCAAAATCAGGTGATGTTAAACCATTGATTAAAGAACAACAAACAATAAAGGTTTATTCTAACGAAGTAAAACGATGGTTAAATGATTGTGCCGAGAATTATTTTAATTCAGTAAATATTGATGATAATGGATATGTGACAATAGTTGGTGATTTTGATTGCTCCGAGCAAAATTTAACAAACCTTAAAGGGGTGACATTCAAAGAAGTTACGGGAAATTTTAGTTGTTGGGGAAATGAGATTACTAGTTTAGTTGGTTGTCCAGAAACTGTAGGTGGTGATTTTAATTGTGGCCAAAATAAAATAACTAGTTTAGATGGATCACCCAAAACCGTAGGTAAAGACTATCTCATCCATGATAACCCTAAAGAATTTACAATCGATGATATTAAACTAGTAACTAAGGTTGGTGGAGATATTACTGTTAAGATTTAATTTAATTATAACATATGAAAAAAATAATTAGACTAACAGAATCTGATTTAATCAAAATTATTAAAATTGTATTAAACGAACAAGGTGATAAAAAAGAATATGTTACTAACTTTGATAATGATTATGATTATATGAAACAAGGTGATAATTATTATACTTCTAAAAAAGGAGAAAACAAATGGATTTTAACTAGCGGTTCGGCAATGGAAGCAATTAAAACAAAAGTTTTTAAAATAAAACCATCCTCAAAATCTAAATATGGTGCAGGTGTTGAGTCACCAACAAGTGCTAGTAAAATGATGAATCCCAGTTCATTTTCCGGTGCTATTTGGAATGCAAATAAAGAAAACCCTAAACCTAAAAACGAAACTGTCACTTCATTGTGCCAGGTAATTAAACCAAATTCTGATATAAGTGATTTAAGTCAAATAGTTTCGTCTTGGAAACAAAAATATCCTAATGTTGAAACTTATGGTTTAATAAATAGAACTTTAAATAAGCATGCCACAAGTTATAAAACTTACGGAATCCCAACAAGGATTTCCTGTGAAGTTGCGCTTCTACAAATTAGACCTGGTTATGCAAACAAAAACGCAATTATTGTTGATACCTTAAATAAATTATTATATATCTTTAATAGTTCTGGTCAATTTATTGCAAAAACAGTAATTATTTCTGGTGGAGACAAACAGTCTTTAGACCCAGTTAAAGTTGCCCGATCTTTATTAACTTGGGAAGAACAAGCAAATAAATTAGGGTTTAAATGGGTTGATGCTAAAGGATATGTTGATATTACTGGTAAAGGAAGAGAATATAATTCTGATTTAGTTTATAACGATACAAAAAATACAAGTGCTAGATTTTTACCAAAAGGAATATATACAACAAGTGGTTCACTACATAGTGATTCAGAATATGCGGGAACAACAAGTAATGTGTTATCTTTATTTAAAGATAACAAAGAAATTGCTCAAGCAATCCATGGTTATTACATTGAGCAACCGAGAACTTTAGCAATAAGCAAAGCCGAACAGGTTTTATCAAATCCTAATGACCAAAATGTTAGTAATGAGTTTATGAGTTTAGTGTCAAATGGTTCTGTAAATCTTTCACAATCTTATGGTTGTTTTAATGTTCCATTATCTTTTATGAGTTATTTAAGAGAATACGCACCAAATTCTTATGTCTTTAATATTGGTGAAGACAAAGTAAATTATTTGGTAAATGATACTAATAAATTTTTTGATAAAATGATGAACTCAACTTCTTGTCCATCACCAAAATCTTTAGGTGCAATACCAATTTCCGATTTAACATAATTTAAATAAAAAAAATTGTAGTATCTTAAAAATTTATGTATCTTTGGATAAATTTAAAACTATGAAAAAACTATTTTATTTAATCGGATTATTAATAATTCTTCTTCTTTTTGGTTATTTTGTTTACGGGCTTTTCAAAACCCCAACACAAAATAATATAAAAAAAAATAATAAAAAAACCCAGATTAAAAAAATCAAAAAGACAAATACCGTCATTTTTATTCAACCATTAGGTGATGTAAATCAAGAGTATTTAAAACTAGTTAAAGAATCTGTCGAGTCTTTTTATCATTTTGATTGTATAATAAAAGAAACAAAACCTTTAACTAATGATTTATTAACAGTAAGTGGCGTTAGATATTCTGCTGGTAAAATATTAGAAAAATTTGACACTAAACAAAATTATTTAATTTTAACAGAAAAAGATATTGCCACATCAAAAAATCAATATCCAGAATGGGGGATTCTTGGACTTGGTTATAGACCAGGAACTACCTGTGTGGTCTCAACTTTTAGAATGAAAAGAAATGTGAATGAAAATATTGTAAAAGATAGATTAAAAAAAGTTGCGCTTCACGAAATTGGTCATAATTTAGGTTTGGGTCACTGTGATAATAACCCACACTGTATGATGAACGACGCAAAAGGTACTATAACACAAGTTGATTTAGAAAAAATATGGTTATGCGAAAAATGTAATTATGTAATTAAAAAATAATTAAATTTTTTTCCCATAAAGAGTGGGGTTTTTATTTCCTAGTATATTTATTCATATATGAAATACATTATTACAGAATCTCAAAACAAAATTTTCCAAAGACTTAGAAGACTCCAGGAACTTAGAGATATTATTGAGTATCAAACAGAAATTCAGGATCCGTGTAATTTTGAAGACAGTGAGGATTACGCTGATTTTTGTATTAGTCAGGGATTAAGTTTTTTCTATAAAGATGAAGGGTATGATGATTCGGATGAAGAGATAGATTATGATGATCAACCGGAAAGAGAAGAAGATGATCAACCGGAAAGAGAAGAAGTGGAAAATCTAATGTATAAGGAATACTACGATGATCTTGTTAGTGTGTGGGAAGAAGATAACGAATGTTAAATATATTTATTGTTATATGAAAATCATTATAACAGAATCACAATTTACTTACCTTAGAAGACTTCCGGCCGTTGAGGAGAAACTTAATAATGTATTACAATTTGTTGATCCAACCGAGTTTACTGATTTTCAAAATTATATTTCTTATGTTGCATTAACAACCTTAAATGAACTTCCAAGTTATATGGTACCATTTGATGGACGTGGGGGAAAATATCCTTTACGTACAGAGCTTAGAGATTACATTGTCTATGAACTAAGAGGTGAGATAAGAAAGATATATGACAACAAGAAACCTGGTAGTCTACAACAAGACCCCCTATTTTAATTAACCTTTAATTTCAAAAAAAAATTTTTGGAAATTTTTTCAGAAAATACCAAGTAGGTTTATTTCCTTTTTATATTTATTAACTATATATCAATTATGAATAACGAATTAAAAGCAGAGCAGTATAATCAACTAATGTTTGAATATACAAGAACACAAAATAAGATTTCTTCAATAAAGGGGGAATCTCTGGAATTAAACCAAAGACAGTTAAATGAAATCCGTGAACTGGAAATTAAGTTAGGACGACTTATGGAAGCGGCATCCCGTTTGTAAAACATTCCCCACTCTTATTAGAGTGGGGTTTTTTATTTCCCCCAATTTTTAAAAAAAATTCGGATTATACAACAATTATTATAACACGGGTATATTTATAATTAAAATATTACTATGAACAAAAATAGATTTAAACAATTACTAGAATCAACAATGGGAAATGTTAAACCGTTGGTTATGGAACAAGTGCCTTCACCTGAAGCTTTGGGGGCATTAAAAAGTGCTGCTGAAAGTGTTTTTCAGTTTAACAAACAATACTTTGAGGGTGCCAAAACAGGTGTTATGATACTTGAACCAAATAAACCCGTTCCTAGTATTCAGAGTATTAATGGTATTGATACCACAAGTAATTATACTTTTAATGATTTTTGGAGTCCTAATGGGACCGAATTTGGTAGAGGGTTTAGAAGTGGTAATGGTAACTACACATATTCTTTTGACGGCACTAACATTAATTTAATGGCCGCTAGTGATAATACAAGTGGTATGTGTAAAGGAGAAGGCGTGTGTATGTACGAACCAGAACAATAATTTTAAAAAAAATTCGGATTATACGGCAATTATTATAACGCGGATATATTTATATTTAAGATAATTAAAAAAAAATAACAAAATGAAAAGAACAGTTAGACTAACAGAGTCGGATCTTGCAAGAATTGTAAGAAAGATTATTAAAGAAGGCCTTATTGTGCCGACAACAAAATACACATCAAGTAATGGTGATACTATTGTCCTTAGTTGTAATAAGGCAATTGTTGGAACTGCAGATCCCGCAAATGAATATACAAATAATCCATATTTGAAAAGAGGTACGGAAATATTACCTTTAACCGATAAAGCTCTTAATTTTTTCTGCGGTAGTCGTAATCAAGAAACACCCGCAACACCCGCAACAAACGAAAATTACAGAAGAAGAGGACGCTATTAAAAATATTTTATATTAAGTTAACCCCCAACCCTAAGTGGGGTTTTTTATTTTATGATATATTTATTATTATGAAAATAATAATAACTGAATCCCAGTACAATGTATTATCTAATTCTCTTAAAAGAAGATTAACCCCGGATGATTTTAAATACTTTGATACTAATTTAGTTTATCATATTGATGATATACGTTGGGTACCGAATTTTAATAAATTTTCTTATGATGTTATTAGTGATCTTGTTAATGAATTTGTTTTAGGTAAAAAATATGATGAATTACCAGCAGTACCACCAGGCGTTGAACTTGATATGTTTGGTATGACACCAGAGATAACTAAAGTTTTTGATCTTTACTTTGAAATTATACCATTTCTTGAAAAAAGATATAAAAATATATTATACCAGGCCTGGAAGGTAAAAGGTAGGTCCAGATAAAAAATTCTTTCCTATATGAAAATTATTATTACAGAAAATCAAAATTATATTCTTAGACGGTTACAGGAATTTGTTGAGGTTGTTGAAAAAAGGATTGATGACTATGAAATGAGTGAACACAATGCTTGGTGGTGTCGTAATAATGGTCCGTATTCATTTTATGACGGTTTTGTGGAACAATGTATTGAAGACTTTACCGTTCGGAATTGGGATTTCTTTCACGATGATTCTGATAGGGGTGGGGCAAATATGGATATTAATCTATTAAATAAAGTTGTTGAGGAAAACTACGGGAATTACATTAGAAATATGTTTGTTCGTATGTGTGATAAATCCCGTTGGTAAATTAAAAATATTATTATGAAAATTATTATAACCGAATCCCAGTACGAAATGTTATTTAAGGAATTACCCACTTCTCTTAAAAGAAGAATAACCCCAGATGATTTTGAATATTTTGATAACAATTTAAATAAAAACATTCACGATAGTTTACTTTGGTCATCCGACTTTGATGAATTTTCTTATAATGTTATTTCACAGGTCATGCATGAATTTGTTCTTGAGAGAAAGGATGATGAAATTGAAACCGAGTATGAGGAGGGCCCCGATTTTAGGGCGGTTTATAATAACGATAGTTTGAAAGAAGTTTTTGATAAGTATTGGGAATTAATCCCTTTTTTTGAAGACCATTATAAAGATAAGTTACATAAGGCCTGGTACAAAGGTAAATCTAGATAAAAAATTCTTCTTTTCTTATTGGGGGTGTAAACCGAACCCGGACTTCGTCCGTGATTTTAAATGGTTTTTCCCGGCCGCGTTTTTTGAATGGTCAATATATTTATTTATAAAGCGACTTATTATGAAAAAAATAATAACATTAACAGAATCAGATTTAACTAGAATTGTTAAACGGGTAATTGAAGAACAATGGTGGTTGACCTTTGCTGAAGCTGCCGTTTCTGAAGGACCCGGAATGGGATGGGGACCGGACATTGATTTTGGTGGTGGTTCTAGTACTGGCGGTGATCTCAAAAGTTTAAATGACACTCGAGTTCAATTAAAAAAAGTGCAGACTTTAATAAAAGATGTAACAGAAGCAAAAAATAAAATTAATAAAAGATGTTCACCCTATAATACTATAAAAATACCTAGAGCCAATGCTGGTGAGATACAAGACTTTTTAATCGCAATTGGTCATAATATAGGAAGAGATGGGATTTTTGGTAATCAAACGGCAACGGCACTTGGGACATATTTTTATGGGGCCAAACTTAGAATAAATTCCGTTTCAAGTTTACAAACCAAACTTAATGTTTCATTTGACAAAATGGAAACAACCGTGGCCTCAAAAATAAACACAATTGTCGGTAATGTTAAAAGTGGTTGTAATACTGAATTAACAAAAATAAATAAAAGTTTAAGTAATTTAAATAAAATACAAAGTAATCTTGAAAATTTGGAATCTAAATTTTCACCAAAACCTACTGTTTGGTCATAAAATTCGTATAACCCCCATCCATAACAGGTGGGGTTTTTTGTTTTATAAAGTATTTATTATAATATGGGAACTGAACTAATAAATATTATTAAACGAGCACTTAAAGAGGAAGTTACCGAGACTGATCTTCTTTACTGGGAGTTACCAAAAAAATTAGTTAAGGAACTTGAGGATAGGGTACCAGGTGGACTGGAATTGTATAGGGATAATGATATTGTTTATCTTCAGGAAATTTGGTTTGATACAAGAAAAATTCTTTTTGCGCTTCATATAAATGACCAATTTGGTATTGGGGTAAATTACGATGAGTCGCTTGATGTCCCGAAAAGTTATAGTGGGTATTATACTGTTGATTTTGATAGTATATCAAAAGACCTCAAAAATTTTATTTTAAGGAGATTAGAGCATAAATATATTAAGTATTTATTATAATATGAAAATCATTATAACCGAACAACAATACAAACATATTACAGAAATGATTAAACTTGACATTAAAGTTGGGGATATAATTATGGGTGGTAAATTTAAAAACAAAAAGATTGTTGTTAAAACTATTGGTAAAAATGAAAAAGGGGATATTACAATTAATGGAAAACCATTATTAAGATTTAGACTATTATGAAAATAATAATTACAGAAGAACAACTTTATAACCTCATCCCCCCATCTGTTAAAAGGAGGATGACCGAAAGAGATTTTGATATTCTTGATGATGTTATTCGTAACAATAAAAGATATTATGTTGGACAAGATTTTGATAAGTACCTTGAGGGTAATTTACAAGATTCTTTAAATGAGTTTATTCACGACTATAAAATTGAAGAAATTAACCAAGACTTTGATAATGATGATTGGGATAATGAGGAAAATATTATATCTAAAATTTTTTGGCAATTAATTCCATTTCTAAAAAAGAAATATCACGATGTATTGTATGATTATCATATGGGATATCATACACAACGTGGAAATATAAATGAATCTATTGCTAATAAAAGAAAACATCTTTACCGAAGAGTTGGTGAGATTGAAGATATACTTAAAGAGTATGAGGATCTTTTTATACGTACTGCCAAAGGTTTGGATAAAGATGGTTTTATTCATGCAACATCTATGTTTATTGGTGATATCCTTGCCGGAAGACTAGAAGAGAAAGGGACTGATTTTGATTATGTTACTTTTAGAAATCAAATTAAGGTATTTGTTCAGTCACATTTTTATCAAGAATTAGTAGATTTTTATAATAAACATAAAAAACAATTAACAGAATCCCAGTATGAAAGATTGTTTACTGATCTTCCACCATTTCTTAAAAGAAGAATAACACTGGATGATTTAAAATATTTTGATGATAATATAACTAGCTACATTCTATCAACGCCACCGATGGATGATTTAAAATATTTTTCAAGTGTTGTTATTGGTGATCTTCTTCACGACTTTATTATGGATAGAAAGGGTGATGAAATTGAAACCGAGGAGGATCCTGACTATGGTGTGGTTTATAAGGACGAGAGTAGAGATAAAATTATGGGGATGTATTGGGATTTAAAACCAATCCTAATAAAAAAATATAAAGATCGTCTATATCAAGCTTGGGAAAGGAAAATATCTTTATAAATGATATATTTATAATAAAATTATAGTATGAAAAAAATTATAAGACTTACAGAATCAGATTTAACAAGAATTATTAGACGGATGATTAACGAAACAACAGAAATTGATGAGTTTTTTAATCCGTTTAAAAGAAAAAAAAATGATGATGAACATTATATTAAAGTAAAAAGGTGGATGGGTAAAACCAATGTTAAACTTATTAGTAGACTTGAACCAAAAGACGTTAATGGTGTTGTTAATTTTACAATTGATGAAATGGAAGATAATGGTCGGCGCGAAAGTGTTGGTGAATTTAGATTGAATTACACTGGTCGTAAAACGGCGAAAGAACTCCAAAATGGACATATTTTACAAATAAGCGACGATGAACAAACTAGATTGTTAAACAAATATTTTGGTGGTACAATATCAAGAGGTAATAAATAAAAATTACTATGGAAAACTCTTTATTTGAAAACTTTTCGGACAAACACTTAATCAAGTATATGAAATATGCTTCACCAATTCTTGATCAATTAGCACTAGATGTTGGAAATTTCGTTAATGGTATAGATGGTCAATCGGAAAAACAGCTTGCAGCACCAATTGGTGGTTCCTTATCAAGACTCGATAAAGAATATCTTTATTATGTGTTTAGTTATAACAATAACTTTAACACTGAAAATATTGATAGGCCAAAACTTAATGAAATGGACATTCAATTCATTGTAAAAGAAAGACAAACTTCTTTTACAACACATAGTGGTACATTATTAACATATGTTAGTGATGATGTGGATCAAAGTTATTTATACGAACTTAAAGACAATGACGAAATTGACCCTTGGGATTGGGTTAGTAATACTGAATATGGAGATTCAGATTATATTGATGATGAGTGGGATTATTAATTATGAATAAAGTACCATCATTTTTTTTAAGAAGGTTTAATGGTCAGAAATTTGAAAAAATTATGAAACGTGCCGCAATACACGCTTTTTTTGATACAAAAAATAGAGAAAGTTTTAAAAGAGAACTTATATCATCATCAATTGATGCTTTTTTATTTGTTTTACATAAAATTGATGTTAATGAATTAGGTAAAGAAGATATGGATAAGATGATTGAGTATGTGTCAAATATCTTTGGATCCTTAATTGATATGTATTATAATAATCTAAGAAGAGATTATCCAATGCACTAATATTTATAATATATGAAAAACTATATTCTAACAGAAGAACAATTAACAAAGTTATTAACTGAAGATAGACCAATAAAAAAAGGTGTTGCAATTAAGTTTTCACCAGGTAAGGGTGAGGAACCGGTTTATCAATCACATATGTTAGAATTTAAAGATGAACAAGAATGGCAAGACTATAAAAAATCGTTACCAGAAAAAAAAGAAATTATAGGTGTTGTTGATATTAAAGAATCGATTACCGGAAAAAAAAATCCAGTAATTTCTGAATCTGAAATTAAAAGGGCTGATGCCGGAAAAAAACTCCTACTAAAACACATTAAAGACGAATATCCATTTGTTATGGACATTGATATTAATTATGACAAAAAATACGGAGCTTTTGGTTACGTTAATTTTAAATTTAATCTAAATAAGTTTTATGATTTTTATAATGTAACACCACCAAAAAATTACGAAAAATTTGATTTTCTTCTATCTCATCTTGAATTGGAAGGACTATATTTATTTAGATATGTTGATGAAGAATATAGAGATAAGTTTGGTACTGAATTTAATAGAGAATTAGAAGAATATATGAATGATATTTATATGCGTTTACCAGAAAATATGAGACATTCTAAATTTGAATATTTTTCTGATGAGGATTTTGAAAACGACGAAGACGCTTCTAGAAATTTAGATTTCTATAAGAAATGGCAAAATGAAAAAGAACCAGTTGAATTAAAAACCGATACTTTTATTCCAGTTGTTGATTTAACTAAAATAAAATTTTAATATGGATAAAAGTTTAGAATTTTTATTAAGGAGAATTTCTCCAGAATATTTAAAAGAATTACTGGCTGGGGAAATGGAAGACCAGCAACCTTGTTATTATATAAATAAATTTGGTAGTTTTCTTGGAAAAGGTAAATATACAGAAGTTGTTCTTGATGGTCTTACAGATATTATTTTTTATGTGTATACAAAAGATAATCCAGCAACTGATGGTGATGAAGAAAATGAAATTATAAGATACACTGTTCAAAAAATATTTTTAAAAACAATAAAAAAATACTACGATGATGCCGATTGTAGTGAAGAAGAAAATGAAGATGACGATTAAATGAAATATCTAATTACAGAATCACAAGGGTCTAGATTGAAGAATCAATTAACACAATCATTTAATGAAATTGGTTTTGTTGCAACAATTAATAGATATAAATTAACTACACCCCAACTTGATAAAATTTATAAAAATTCAAGATTACCAGAATTTAGTTGTCTTGATTTAAATGAAATTTGTTCTGTATTAATTTATGATGGTGATGTAAAAAAACAATATAAAACAGAAGAATATCACATTTGGTTAGATAAGGACGATTTTTTAGGTGCTGTATATTTTCAAGTTACAGATAAAAAAACAACAAATAGTCTTGATGGTTACGCAACACCTTACTGGGATGGTAACTGTTATTTGCCAATTGATATTGAATATTACTATTTTACAGATGACGATGGCGATTCAGGTGATGAAGAACTAACTGGTGGTTATTATGAACGATATAAATTACCAACAGAATTTGAAAATTTCCAGGCTATAGTAGATTGGATGGAAAATGATTATATTAAATATATAATTGATTTTTGTGAAAGAACATTTAAAGAATTAGAAAGTGAGTAATATTTATTAATATAAAAAATAATTATGGCAAAAATATTAGTAACCGAAAAACAATTCCAAAAATTAATGAAAAGAATTACAGAGGAAGCCGCTGGGTATGACGATTATAATATTATGCACCAACACGGAGGAGCTTCAATGGGTATCTTAATTGACAACATTAAAGATTTAACAGGAGTATTTGGTGGTATTGTTAAAATGACAAAATCAAATAATATTGAGTATATAGACCTTAAAGAAAATCTTCAGTTAGCTATAGATCTTATTTATGAAATAATAGATGTTATGAAAATAACATTTAAAGACTTTACGGAAAGAAAAACAATTATGAAAGGTGAGATATTACATAGAAAATTAGAGTCATACCAAGAAAAAATTAGAACAATGATTAATATGGGTGAAGAACTTTTATCAAAAGAAAATCTTATTGAGAGATTGACTGATCTTACATTAAATGTTGGTAAATATATGACTGACTACACTATGGAATTATACAAAACACAAAATAGATTTACAAATAGACTTGATAAGTTTAGACCAAGACCAAAAACTGATTTAAATTAAGTTTTTTTTGGTTTTATAACATATTTATAAATAAATTAAAATTATGAGTTATTATAGAAGATTGATTGAGGAATCTGAAAAGAAAAGAATACTAGGTATGCACAATACCTATACTAATAATACAAGAATTTTAAACATTAGAGAAGCTTATAGTGGTAAACCTGGTGAAAAATTTGACGGTGGCGCTGCTGCTTGTAAAAAACAATTACCGTTAAACGTTGCAACAACACTTGGAATAAACTGGAATGAAGCTAAAAAAGGTTGGGGTTCTGATGGAAGTCAACAACAGAATTTAGTTTTACGTGACGCCATGTGTGATGGTTGGAGAATTGGTGATGCTAAAGAAGGTAGTACTCAGCCTATCACTACTGGAAGTCAAGAGATTAAACCTGGAACTGTACCTGGAGGAAGTCAAGAGATTAAACCTGGAACTGGTGGTGAATCTAAATTTATAGAACCAACATTTGGTCAAACACCTAAAGCCGATTAAAAATTTATGACTAATAAATTATTTTTTTACTTTATTAATATATTTATAAAATATATTACGATATTATGAATAGAAGTTATAGTAAAATTAGATCAATGCAATATCTAAATTTAATTGCAGAATCTAGATATTTGGAAAAGAAAAAACCTTCACGATTATTAAAAGAAGCTACTAGTCAAACAGATTTTTATTGTGCATCAAATGTTGGTGAATATAAAATTTATAGTGGGGTCTCCTCTATACGTAATTTAAAAGCACATGATGGTACAAATGGTTATGAATATTACCAAAGTTATGTTTTCTTGATAGATACGGATGGTGAACGTATTGCGGAGGGGAATTTCCCTGGTTGGAAAAAAGACGAAAGAGGTTTTTTTAGTAGATATTGGTATTGTAAATGTGAAGGTGGAAAGTGTAAAGTCGCAACTTCAGATGTTGAAAAAGAACACGAATGTAAAGTACCGCAAGGTCAAGCTTGTGAAACCAAAGAAGGAACAACTACTGGTAATCAACAAGGAACAACACCAGGAGGTCAAACCGGTGGAGATTGTAGTAAAGGACCAATGGATCTTGCTGTAAGTATGGGATTAAATTGGAAAGAAACAAAACAAAAATGGATTGATGCTAAATGTAATGGAACAACACCTTGTGTATTAGGTGACGGTGCAACAAATATAAATATTAGAAATGCACTTTGTAAAGGTACTTGGAATCCTAAAGATACTGGAAGTCAAGAGATTAAACCTGGAGGAAGTCAAGAGATTAAACCTGGAACTGATGGTGAATCTAAATTTATAGAACCAACATTTGGTCAAACACCTAAAGCCGATTAAAAATTTAAAATTATGAGTTATTATTTAAAAACATTATTAAGTGAACAAGAAAAAAATAGAATTATTGGTTTACATCAAGAAAGACGAAAGTTTGAATTTCGTGGATTAATTAGAGAAGCAATAGACCCAGCGGCACAAAAATTTTTTGAGGGTTTAAAGACAACATTACCAGGATTTCCTAAAGATGGGTATATTTACGAAGCTGATATTGACGGTAAACCAACTACGGTTTGGGAAGTTTTAGATGCAACAAATAATCTAAAATATTATTTATTACAGGATGGTACCGCGGTTGATTCAAAAGGACAAAAATCAACAAATAAATGGTACACAAGTTTACCGGCAGCCACAACAACAACAGTATTAGGTTCTGATGCAGCTAATGCAACTGGACAACTTAGTACAACTGGTGCAACTGGAACAGAAAATGCAACTGGACAACCACAAAAATTGATGGGTGGACGAGAATTAAATGACTTAGAAAAACAATTAAAACAACAAGCTAACCAACAAAGAAGAGCTCAGAAAAAATTAACAAAAGAAAATGTTAAAAAATGTAGAGGGACTTTTGATACTTACGTTAAGTATTTTGGGGATGAAACAAGAAAAGCAAACTTAATTAAAACACCACAAGGGGCTGAATCATTTAAAGGTTATACAGCAGAAATTGAGTCTTGTTGCCCAATTTTTTCAAAAGATAAAAAATATTTACCTAATGTACAAAAACAAAAATTTTGTTTGACACCTACAACCGCTGGCCCTGGTTACGATGGGTTTAATGCTGATTCAGATGGTAACGGCGTGCCAGATTACCTTCAGGCTAATCCGGTTGGGGCAACTGGAGCCGCTAATGCAACTGGAGCCGCTAATGCAACTAAGCCAGGAGTAGCTGGTAGTGGAATGGGCAGGCTTTCCGCTGCAGATCAAGAAATGAGAGATTTAGGTCTACAATAAAAAAAGGGAGTTTAAAACTCCCTTTTTCTTTTTTACTCAACTTCTAAAAGTTCTAAATCAAAAATTAATTTTTGTCCTGCTAAAGGATGGTTTGCATCCAAAACAACAACGTTTTCTTTTATTTCAACAACTTTTACAATTACAGGACCATTAGGACCAAATGTTTGTAACATAGCACCTTCTTCTACTCCTTCTGGAACACGATCTTTAGGGATTTCAGTAATCAACTCGTCATTGTAGTCACCATACGCTTCAGTATGTGGAATTTCTACCGTTTTTTTATCACCGATAGTCATATCAATTAATCCAGATTCAAAACCAGGAATTAATTGTCCTTGACCTAAAGTTGCTTTTAATGGTTCGCGACCTTCATTTAATGAAGAATCAAAAATAGAACCGTCTTCTAATTTACCTGTGTAATTTACAGTCACAGTACTGTTTAGACTTACTTTACTCATAATTTTTTTTTAAAAAGAATAACTTATTTAATTTTAAATGTAAAACATTAACGTTAAAATAATATTACAAATAACAATCAATATTTGACACCAAATTAAAAAAGAAATTGTTTTGAGTAAAATCCCTTTTTTTCTAAAAAGTAAAAAATCTAAAAAAAATTTTTTCATAATCAAAAGTATTTATAGTAATATATCAATAAAATATTAAAAAATCAAAATTGGATTCATTAGTAAATAAAATTGTTTCTTACCTAACATCCGGAATTAACCTAGATGTTGTTACAATTGATTCTAAAAATAAGAAAGAAGAAAAATCAGAAGAGAAGTCAAAACTACCTTCGAAAGTACAATCAGCAATAAATAAACTTAAAACAGTTTATGGTCTTGATATTACACAAAAACATATAGATAAAGAATTAGAACAAGAAGGTTCTTGGAGAGAAGACGCTGGGGGTGTAAACCAAGAAGCGCAAACAAGTATAACTAAACTAATAAAAGATTGTAATAGTAAATTTGGTAATTTAGGTGGTATTGTTTCAGATTATAGAAGTTATGATAAACAAGTTGATAACTTTGGTGGTAAAGCCGTTAAAAGGGGTATTGATAATACTCAAGCATCAAACACACTACCAGGTTTTAGTGAACATCATACTGGTAAAGCTTTTGATATTTTTAGTACAGAAGAATCTTGGTGGAATAACAAGTCAGATGTAAAAAAATGGGTTGCAGACAACGCTAGTAAATATGGTTTTAGGATCACTTATAAAACACAAGGAACATTAAGGGTTGCCGAACCTTGGCATTTGTATTATACAAAATAATTATGGATATGAAAAAAATTATAAAAGAATCAGACTCTAATTCACTTGTTAATATGTTAGTATCTTTTTTAACTTCGGGTTTAAAATTAGATAACTTAGAATTGGATTCAGAAAAAGAAGACACCCAAATTTCTAAACCGTCATTATCTGACGATGGTGTATATGAAGCGATACTCACTGGTATTGGAGCACCAATTACAAAAGAAAATATGAAATTTATGTATGGTTGGAGACAAGGTGAAGCTGCTAAAGCCGCATTTAACCCATTTAATACAACAAAGAAAAAAGAAAAATCAACATTCTATAATTGTCTTAGTAGAAAAGACGGTAAATGTGTTGGTGGTGTTAGAAATTATAGTAGTCAACAAGAAGGTATTGATGCGACAATAGAAACTTTAAAATTAAATTATTATACTTGTATAACAAATGGTTTAAAAAATGATATTGGAGCCAAAAAAATTGCAAGACAATGTAAAGACGCTTTAAAGACTTGGGGTACCGGTGATCTTTTAGCAAAAGTTTTAGATGGAAGTAAATTAAGTCCATCACCAATACCAACGACTACAACAAAAACTGTAACGTAATGTTAAAGTTTTTCAAATACCTAATTGTCCAGTTGATGAATAAATATGGTTCATTTATGTGGTTTGGTACTCACGTCTCAATGACACAAACTAATTGGCATTATTTAATTGAAACTTTTTTATGTGTTTTAGTAAACTTTTTAGTTATTTTTTCTGTATATTTGCAATACAAAGAAGAACAAAATGAAAAATTACAAAAAACTGACAGTACCAAATGATTCTGCTTGGAGTAGAGACGTTCTATGGAGAAGTTTACACTGGAGAATAAGATACTTTCTAACTGGTGTTAAAAACATATTCAGATGGGCACCAACTTTATATAAAGATAGGAATTGGGACTCTTGGCATATCTACACAATACTACAAAAAAAGATAGAATATCAAAGACAAGAAATCATCAACGCAAATCGTCACACAGAAATAGATAGAGATAATCGTGATATGACAATAGCCCTTAATTTACTTGAAAGAGTAAAAGACGATTACTATAGTATGGAGCATATTGATTACAGTGAAACTGAATTTGATTTTATCCCTGTTGAGGGTAACTCAAATTTAAAGGAAATGAAAATGACTGTTTTAAGTGAAAACTATGATGAGTTTTTAAAAAAATATCCGTCAAGTGTTAGAAAAGTATTAAAAGAAAAAGGTAACGATTTAGAGAAAGACACTCTTTGTCATTATGTTGCTATACACAACCAAGAAAAGGCAAGAAAATTATTATTTAAATTATTAGAACAAAAAATTGAAAGATGGTGGGACTAACGGTATATAAAGTAAAAGATAAAGAAACATATAACCACTTACATACAGTTTTGACTGGTTGGTGTTTCTTTAGAAATGAAGGTGAAAATTTTTATATAAAAGCACCAGAAAATAAAACAATTAAAAATTTAATTGAGATGGGTTTAATTACGGGATTAAATCAAATGAAGATTGAATTATAATTTCTTTCTTATCACCAATAACATTCCAAGCCCTTTGTATTAACATTTCTAAAGCGTTAGGAAATAGTAAATCAAGTTTTTCTGGTTCATCTAAATATAAGTTTAAACTTATTAAATACGAATCCTTACTTCTTATATAAGTCATATTACTTATGGTGATATAACTTTTTTTTCCAAAAAATTCTTCTAAGTCTGTCTTAAATTGTCTATCAATAATTTTTTGTAGATATTTTTTGTACTTCATATAATAAATAATAACCAGCAAATATTCATTTGACAACAATAATACAAAACTTTATTATTATTTAAACGTATTTATAGTATATGAAAATTTTGTTGTTAATCGTATTATTTTTTATTAGTGTCTTTGGGTTTACACAATGTAATGGTACACAATCATTTACATTAACACCCCCACCAGTTGGGGGAACGTATTTACCCGGACAAACCGTTACAATGTGTTACACTATGAACGGATATACTCAGGCCGGAACAAATTGGATTGAAGGATTTGATTTAAATTTAGGCGCAGGTTGGGCGTCAGTTATACCACAATCAGCACCAGCAAACTGTGGTGGTAATTCGACAGGAGGTCAATGGGTATGGAGAACTTCTGTAACATCAACAACAACACCAATAGTGACTGTAGGACCAGGATATTTCTTTGACTTAACCGTTGACGGAAACCCCGGAAATGATTTTGGTGATGCCGGTAGTTGTGTGTGGACGTTCTGTGCGACTTTAACAGTTGCAAACGTATGTACACCCCAAAATTTATTAATACAAGTTACACCAGGATCTGACGGTATGTGGGGTAGTTATACAAGCACATCATGTGACCTTGCTACACCATTTAATGTATTTAACGGAACAATAAACACAACCCCAATTGTTTTGGGACCAATAAACCATAATTAAAAAACCATGAAAAAATTATTAACCTCTTTAATGTTATTGACATCATCAATTTCATTTTCACAATTAACAACAACAAACCCTGATACGGTTTGTTATCAATCAACCGCCCTATCAACCTATACAGTACCATCTGTTGGATCAGGAACCTACACTTGGACTATTACTGCTCCCGGAGTTATAACTGCAGGTCAAGGGACTAATTCTATAAGTGTCAATTGGTCGGCAGCAGCACCTGGATTAATACCAAATGGTGTGTCGGTAACCTATTCTTCACCACCACCCGCTAACTGTCCTGCAACACCGGTAAATTTAAATGTATTAATATATCAAGTTATACCAACAATTACCGCAATAGGACCATTTTGTGAGTCAGACCCTTGTGTTACCCTTGTTGGTGCACCAGTTGGTGGTACTTGGTCTGGTTTAGGTGTTTCTGGAAACCAATTTTGTCCAGATAACGTAACAAATGGTACTAACGCAACATCAACAGTATCATATACTTTTAGTTCTGCTGGATGTACATTCTCCACTTCTGTTATTGTTCCTGTTTATGGCACACCAACACTATCTCCAATCCAACATAACTAAATGAAATTCATTTTTTTCATATCATTTATTTTAATGTCCTTAGTAACTTCGGCACAACAACTTATTGAATTGTGTGCCGGAGAAACTAAAACGGTCACATATACAACAATTTCAGGTGGTGACGGATCAAATATATGGTCTGTAAATGGTGATACTTACCTATCAGAAGACTTAATATATACTTTTAATCAAGCTGGGACATATAATATTGTTGTAAAAAGAGAAAATGGTCCTTGTTATGTTGAAGAAACCTTACAAGTACTTGTCACAGACTGTCCTGGGAACATTTACTGGATCCCAAACTGTTTTACACCAGATGGAAACGAACATAATCAACTATTTGGGCCAGTTATGACTGAAGGATTTGATGTAAATGGGTTTGAATTTTACATTTTTAACCGTTGGGGTGAGGTTGTATGGGAATCTAACAACCCAAATGGTCGTTGGGACGGTACTTTTGATAATAAAATGTGTACAGAAGGTGTTTATATATGGAAAATGAAGTTTAATGTCTTTGGTGATGATGGAAAAATAGAAAATCACGGACATTTAACCTTAATTCGTTAATATTATTGACAATTTCTTTTAAAATTGTTATTTTTTGTGTAAAACAATTAAATTATGACACTTGTAACCATATTATTATTAATTTTAGTAGTACAATTAACTATTTTTGGGGTTTTAGGATACGTTTTTTGGAAAAAATTCGGAAAAAATTTGGTAAATATGTTTAAAATGGTTAAAAATATGAATAATTCACCATTTAATAGTCAAAAATTACCAAATTTAGACAATATTAAACAACAAATGAGTATTTTTAATGATTTAATGAAGAAAAACTATAAAAAGTAGTCATTTTTGGCATTAATTTCTTCAATTTTAACAATTTTTACGTTTTTTCCCTTATTTTTTACTGTAATTTCCAATTCATTGGGATAAAGTATGTTATTTTTAAGCATTTCTTGTAAATCTACCTCTTTTTTTGGTATTTTTGCTGTAATTAGGAAGTATTTTTCACCACAACCGGTACAAAATGAGTGATTTGACAGTAATTCTACCTTATTTTCACCAAAATGTGACCCAATTTCGTCTAAATTGATGTCTTTTTTGTCATTTACAGCCAAAATTCGGTACCCAATTAGTGTTTCTGGAAGGTTTTTTACCCTATTTAGGTGGTCTTTTAGCTCATTTTTAGCTTCTTTTTCACTATAATCCATTGATTTTAAGACCGAAATGAGGGCTTTTTTGTCTATTATTTCACTTAAAATGGGTAATAACTTCATATAAATAAATACTATAATTAACCTTTTTTCTTCACTTGTTTGATTTCTACCTCGTATGGTCCAGTATTTGTCTTATGATTGTCATATTTCCAGATAATAATACTATCTTCAAAGGTAATTACCCTTTCAAATCTCTTATGTTCAATCGGTTTTTTAACTTTCTTATCACTCATAGAATACAAATATAATAAAATTTTTTTAAAAATTTTATTAATACTTATTCTTGAGATTCTTTTTCATCTTCTTTAAAAAAGTTTGTTAAAAATTTACCTACAACACCAGAAATGATTGACGATATTATCATAATCTTTAATTCTTGTGGTGTAAAAATTTCTTTTAGACTATCATATTGCCAAATACCGCCTACTGCAATAATGGTTGCTACAGCTAATAATGAATCTCCTAATCTTCTCCATTTTTTTGGGGTTGGTTTCCAATAATTTTTCATCGTAATTGTTTTATTTATAAATATCTTTAAAATAAAAAAAGGGACAGTAGCGAATTGTCCCTTTTTGTGTTACCGTTAACGGTAACGATCCTAAGAAAAACTTTTATTGTCCTTTTACAAGGTTTACACATTGTTTAAGATATTCTTTAGCTCTGGGTGATGGTGTATATTCATCATCTTTAGTTTGTAGTGCTAAAACCCTTTCAATATCCTTAACTAATTCAGTTCCGTGTTCATTTTCTTTATATAATTCAATAATCTTATCCATTGCTTTATGACAATCACCGGTTGTTTCGTCGTGGTAGTTTTTATTTCTAAATCTATTAAGATTATTCATCATATCGTAAGCTAAATGCGCACCACCATCTTTTACATCCTTGAAAAGTCTTAAGTTATTTAAAATACCTAAAGTATCAACCATTGAGTTTACGCCCATCCTTCTTTTCGAAACACCTGGTGCGTATTTAACGTATTCATCAGCCTGACCAACCATTTCATCTAATGGAATCATATTTTCTTCCATACACCTAGGTTTTGGTGGTTCTTTTTTCTTATTTTCTTTTTGTTCACCACCCATTTGAACATCACCGTTTTCTTTAATTACCTTTTCAATTAAAGCAACAAGCTCACTTTCTGTTAATCTTATTTTTTTCATATGATTATTTTAAAATAAATATGTTTTATTTAATCAATTTTAATGTATTTATATTAATAAATATCTAAATAGTTGATTATGTTAGACAATATTATAAAAAGAATTATAAATGAAGAAATAAATCACCCTATGATTCTTAAAGAATCTGTAAATATATCAGAAAATTTAAAATACCATCTAAACAATAGATTGTCTTTGTCTGAAAATGTCTTTAGAATTTTTTCACCTTCTTATTTTGAATTAATTAATGAAGTTAGAACCCTTTATAATAATGGTTTAATGGATGTTAACGATGAAGACTTATGGCTTGTTGAAAGTAATTTAGGTGAATCTGTAACTCTTGATAATGGAAAGATAGTTTGGTTAGATGTTCCATTTGAAATAAAAGAAACAATTAGTGAAGCAGTACATAGAGGGAAGAAGGTAAATCTTGGAAGTCCTTTTAGGACGCCAGGCGGACCAAAGAAATTTGCTGTATATGTTAAAACACCAGGTGGCGGGGTTAAAAAAGTTACATTTGGGGATCCTAACTTAAGGGTTAAAAACGCAAATAAAGCAAGAGCAAAATCATTTAGAGCTAGACATAAATGTGATCAGAAAAAAGATAGAACTACAGCAGGATACTGGTCTTGTAATGTTGGGAGATACGCAAAAAAATTAGGGCTTAAATCATCCAGAAACTGGTAATACATTATGAAACCATACGAAAGATTCATTAACCGTAGATATGTAAAAATATTCAACCACTTTTTAAAAGAAGTTGTTGAACCTATTGTTTATGACAAGTATCAAAAAAAAATAAAATTTAAATTATATGGTATTTCAGTACGACCAAAAAATTCTATTTATGAGGCAATACCTAAAGAAGATTTATTAGATTCACAAGCTACTGTAAGTTTTTTTATTGATTCTGAACAAAATGATTATTTGGAAAACATTAATTTTATTGAAGATTTAATCTTTTTAAAAGGTAGAAGTTTTTTACAATTACAGGAAGGTGACTGGTTGGGGTATAAATCAGAAAAGTTTCGTCTTGGGCTTAATTTTAATAAAAGACCTTTATATGATTTGGATTATGTTGTTGAAGATTCTGTAAACGAAGATAAACTGCCTTTTGTCCAAGAAGAAAAAAATGGAATTAAAATTAGATTGTTTAAAGAAAGTATTAATAGTGGTGAATTAAAATGGCATTTTGATAAACAAGATAGGAAAGTTAAAGTTGTAAAATCTAATAACTGGATGTTACAGATGGATAATGATATTCCAAAACCATTAAAGGAAGGTCAAACAATATTTATACCAAAAGGTGTTTATCATAGAGTAATAAAGGGTAGTGGAGATTTAATTGTAAAAATTAAAGAATATTAAAATGTCTAAAAGATTTATTATAACAGAGGGTGAAAGAAACCAAATAAAAAAACTTTATGGTTTGTTAACCGAACAAGAAAATACAACTGGTTGTACTTTTAGTGATGTTTATAAAAATACTTTAAGTGACTATAATGGGATAATGTCTAAATATGGTAATGACGTTAATAAAGTTTCTGAAGCTTTAACAATTAAAGCAAAAGAAATATTACAGAATGTAAAAAATAAAGATCAAAATGAAAATCTTGAGATTAGGTCTGCTTGTCAAGTTGCTTTAAATACTATAAGACCAAATTACCAAGACAAACCTTGGTTAATAATAGACCAGGTTAAAAATACGGTATATTTTTTTGATAATGGTGGAACATATTTAACTGGGACTTTAGCAATTATGGGAAAAGACAAACCAACTAAAGAATTTGAAGATTGGTCTAAAATGAGTTATGATGAAAGAGTTAAATTCGGTCTTGATGACCCAATATCAAGAGTCGGAGGTAGATTTGCACCTAGTGGTACGTTTAACGCCGGACCAGGACAAACATATAAACAATATACTGGTGCTGGAACACCAGAAGACCCAAAAAAAAATCTTTGGTCCTTTTTTGATGACTATGGTAAAGAATTAGTTCCGGCAATACACGGAGTTAAAGATACTAAAGAAAGAATTGATGCTTTTAAGTGTGTAAATGGTACAACACTTACTAAAGATACTAATTTAGATTTATCTAGTGGTTGTATAAATTTACCAACAAGTTTTTTAGATAAATTAGATAATATGGGAATTGATATATCCAAATATAAAATTTTTAGTTTAGGCGATAAAGACTACTTAGTTAAAAATTCATCAAATGTTGACAATTCAAATATTACGTCCGCGTAACGTATTTAATAGTGTTTAAACAAGATAAATCACTAGGATTACCACCAGCATACGAAATCGCACTTTGTAAAGATTCCTCAACTTCAGTTAACTTATTAAAAATAGATTGATTTTTATACGGAATTAATTTTTTAATACCCTCAACCCTATTAGTTTTTCCAGATTGTGACGATGATGCACTACCCCAGAACTCTTTATATTTCTTGGGCCCCTCTTCAATTAAACTACCCGGTGATTCATCATACCCAGCAAGCATACCACCAACCATAACCATTGACGCTCCTAAAACTAAACTTTTAACAATATCACAATGTTCCTTTATAGACCCATCGGCAATAATTGGAACCTTTGAGATTTTAGCACATTTTTTTATCATACTAGCCTGCCATCCACGATTACCAAACCCAGTTGAGTGGTATGTTGTACATGCAGAACCACCACCAATACCACATTTAATAGCGTCACAACCCCAGTCAGTTAAATCCTCAACAGCTTCTGGTGTACATACATTACCACCAATTAAAAACACGTTAGACATTTTACTTTTGATGTATTTAATCATTTTTTTCATCTTAATACAATGTCCGTGAGCAATATCAACAGTGATAAAGTGTGGTATTAGGTCTTCTGATACAAGTTCATTAATAAGATTATACGAATCTTCATTTACCCCAACAGAAATTGATGTAATTAAATTCATATCCTTCATCATTTTAACAAATGCAACCTCATCAATATTAAATCTATGTAGAATGTAGAAATACCCTTCTTTTGCAAGTTTAATTACCAAATCAACATCAATAATACTTTCCATATTTGCAGGAACGACCGGTAGTTTAAATGTGTGATCACCAAACTTACAACTTGTTTCACATTCAGTCCTACTTTCAACACGACTAAAATTTGGTAATAATGTTATGTTATCAAAATCAAATACTTTTTTCATTTGTTTTATTTTATTAAAATAATAGATATATTTTATATTATAATCAAATAAAGTATTTATTATTATGAAATTTAAAGATTTAATATTAGAAGATGGTAGAAGAAAAGAAATCATCAGAACTTTGGTTAAAGATATTATTGAACTATACAAAAAAGAAAACGATGGTGAATTTTATCTTCCGGACTATAAAGACGAGGATAAAGATTTTTACGAATTTCCTAATTTTGGCGAAGCGTTTGTTTTAGAAGTTGTTTTAGAACCAAATGAAAGTCTTGAAAGTTTTAAGGTAAATGCCAATTACTACCATAATGAAGACATAATTGAAGTAACAATTGAATATAACCCAAATAATAAAACAAGAATGACCTATGATTTGGTTGGTGAATTAAATGAAATAATTGCTCACGAAATAAGACACATCAATCAAAAAATAAAAGGAACATTTGATTTAAGTGGACCAGAAGAAGAAGATCCATACAAATATTACACCCAACCACACGAACTTGATGCTCAAGTCTTTGGATTTAAAAGATTATCAAAGATTACAAAAACACCAATGGATGTTGTGGTTAAAAGGTGGTTTAAAACGCATGGCGATGTTCATAGACTAACAAACGAACAAGCACAAGATGTTATAAGTAAAATTTTAAATTATAGAAAATGAGAGTTCCGTCACAATATACTACTAAAGTAGAAAAAATAAAAAATATTATTTTATCAAGATCTGGGTTATTAACAGAATACGGTCTTAATAACCTTAAAATGGAGGTCGAAGAATTTTACGAATCTGGTGATAACGAAGTTTCTGAAATTGTATTTAGTCTTAAACTAAATGATGTTGAGTGTTCTGAATGTGATTTTGAACCAGAACAAATTGGAAAAACAATTTCAGAATTAAGAGATAGGTTAACAAGAGCTGCTAGTTTTTATATCTCACCAACCTTTGAATTAAAAAGTACCAAAAGTTCTCTTAGGGGTATTTTATTTTATGATTGTAAAATTTGGAGGGCTGAATTTCAAGAACTAACATTTGGAATTTTTTATGATGTTGGAGAAGAATATTAAGATTTAAATCTTTTTACAATTTCTAACATTAATCTTTTTGCAAAATTACCACCAAAACTAACAACTAAAAAAGCAACACTTCTCTCAATAATTTCTTTAACGTCAACTTGACTTCCAGATTGTGCCGCTTCATATAATTCAGGTAATATCGGAATTAAAAATGTATATGCTAACATATTTGATATTTTAGAAGTTGGTACTGCTAAACTTTCAATGAAGGATAAAAAAACATTTTTTAATTTATCAGCAACTTTTAATGCACTATCAAATTCAAAAACAAGTTCTTTTTCTTTTATCTTATTTAAAACTTTACCCAACATTTCTTTATTTGAATGGTAGTATGTTAAAATTATACCTGTTGATATTAACGCTAAGTCGGTAGATGACATCTCTGGAAATTTACCTTCAATAAAATCTGAAACTGGTTTTACAAACCCTGCAATAGTTACACCCCAAGTTGTTAGAAAACTTAAATCCAAACCAACTTGATTTTTTGTTTCTTCACTAACTTTTTTAAAAAAAGATTTTAAGTCTTTTAGTTTCTCTAATAAGTTATTTTGTCTTTCTTCTGATAAAATTTTAATATATTGAGATTCTGTTATTATTATCTTCATAACAAATAAATATTTCGCTATATTTATATTTGTATGGCAAAGAGAATTAAATATTTAAAAAACGCACCACTTGAGGTTGGTGACGAAGTTGTTTGTGTTAATATGGACGACCAATTTTCAGCGGTAAAAGCGGGAACAACTGGTACTGTTAAATCAGTAAGTGAAGTAATGGGTAGTAAAATTTACTATGTTAAATGGGACAATGGCTCAAGTTTGGCCCTTCTTGATGATGTTGATCAATGGAGAAAAGTAGTTAAAGAAGGTGAAGAAGACCTAAATGAAAATTTTATGTTTTTTACAACAAAAAGAGCAATAATCAAAGAAATAAAAAAATAAGATATGGCACAATATTTTTTCAAAATGTCCCAAGCAGAAAAAAATGACATTTTAGACAAACATAAAACAATTTATGATGGGTATGTAACACAATATGGTCAGCAGCCAAATACACAACCACTATACGTTCAAGATTTTGCAAACGATAAAGGTGGGATTACTGTAAACAATAAAGGTGAAGTTATGCCATATACAAATATGAACATTAATGAAGATATCGATAGACACGATAGAATTGGTGACGGATCAATGGATTTAAAAAACGGAACTGTTGATTTATCTGGTGAATTTGATAATTTAAATAATGATGATGAGTACGTATCACTTGGTTTGCATGATAATGAAGAAGATGATGATTCATTGGATATTGTAATTGACATTGATGAGTTAGATGAGGAGTTTGAATACGATATTGATAGAGATTTCTCTGAAGATTTAGCAGGGCCAATGAATTACAAAGTTACTGGTGATAGTTTTAAAGATGAGGTTGATGATGAAGAATTACCTGATTTTATGGAAAAATTAAACGAATCACTTGATATGTTTAAAAGATTTAAAAGATATAATTAAAATGGAAATACAGGAGCTTGTTTCTTACTATTTATATGAAGACACAAAAAGAGTTGAGGTCTCATTTAGACTTACAACCGATTCCGAAGATGAAATAAGAAATGACGTTATTAATTTAGATGAATCAAAAGAATTTGGTTATGAATTAATACAAGAAAGTACAGACTTTTTTAATTTTGATGATGATGATTTTGATGATGATGACGATTCCGATTTCCAAACAATAGATGAAGATATATTACTTTCTTTTTTAAATGAATATTATATTGTTTATACGGAAAAACTACCAAAGGTTGAGATTATATAAAAAAGTCCGTAATTTCTTACGGACCAACTCTTGTTAAAAACAATGTTATTGATTCGTTTGGTCCAGATGAACCGTAAGCCCACTGTCCTGTTGAACGTAAAACCAAGGTTTCAGCGCCATCCTCAATTATATTAAAAACTTTTCTTGTTCCTTCATATTCAACAATTAAATTACCAAGTCTTGAATTTGTTTCGCCAACAACGTTATAAAAATATTCTTTACCCCAATATGTTGAACCGTCTGGCATTGGGCTTGGTGAAAAACGCATTATAACATAATCCATATGTAATTTAAAAAAACCAACAGCAATCGTATCAAATGGTGAATTGTCATTTGGATTGATATACATATCACCAGGATAAAAAACCATAGATTGTGGTGATGCTGTATTATCAGTTTGTTCATATGTGATTTTATCAATACGATATTCACCACTTAAAGATAAAAGTTTTGGTTGGGTGTATTTAACACAAGAACTTAAAGAAATTAGAATGATTAAAAGTTTAAAAATGTTTTTCATATTGTATTATTTATATATCTACAAAGATAGTACTTTTTTTTAAACCTACAACTATTTATAAAGAAATAATTTATGCAACTTGAAGAATTAATTGGTTTAATGGAAAAATATACCTTTAATAGTGATGTTGATGGAGAATTAGACGAACAAGATGCTGCTCCGGCTGCCGATTCTGGTGGAGGTGGTGGTTACCCAACTGTAACAAAGTGGGAAACTGGATTAACCAGAAGTGTTGCAAACACAATTGATGATAAAGTAACTTGGTCGTCATTATATAAAATTACAAGAGGAAAAGCAAATACTTTATTATGAATGAAATAAGTAAAAGGTTAGAACAAATATTATTAAATATGTCTTATAATCCAAAAATAACAAGACAGGAGAATGAAAAAATTATTCTTGAAAGACATAAGAGGTATTTGATTAATGAAGAGACTGAATGTGAAAGATGGGTTAGACTTAAAAATAAACCATTAGATAATAATATTGGTACAATACAAGATTACTTAATCGCATTAGGTTTTAAAATAACAAAAGATTGGGCTTTAGGTAACCCAACGTCAACGGCAATATGGACCCATCTTTTTGGTAAACCAGATACTCAAAAGACATCATTACAATTATGGCAAAAATTAAAAGAGAAGGGCTATAGTGTTGGTAACACGCCTGGTTGTGGTGGTATATGTCAAGGAGAGATTGCAAAAAAAATGTATGAAATTAGGAATAACAAATTAAAAGCTTGTGGTGGTATTGCTAATGTGGATTATGGAACAATAAAACATTTAGCTAGTCTTGGTTTAGATGGTTCTGGTGGTAATAGTAATAATCAAGCTATGGCTTTAGCTGCCCTTAAAATTACAAAAACAGCGACTGATAGGATACAAAGACAAGTTGGTGGGAAAGACTTTCAAAAATACGGAGTTTGTGTTAAAATAGTTGGGTCAACGTGTGCTCCAGGAACCTTTAAAACATATAATTATTTTGATATGGCAATGGCAGAAGACATTAATAGTCTACAAAACCAAACTTTTAATGGTAAAACATTTAAGCCACCACAATATTGTTTTTTACAAAATTTCTATTTTGATTATGGGAAAATTATTAAACCGGTACAAGACGCAACATCACCTACAGCGCCACATAATAACTGGATGTTTCCGGATGGTGTTTGGAACTGGTTTACAACATATTGGGAAACCGATAATGCTAATGAAATTTTAGGTAAAATAGCATCACTAACAACAGGTATTAGTTCACAAAGTTTTAACGCATCAGACAATAATGATTATGGAGAGCCACGCTATACGATGTGGTCAACAGAATTTTTACACGATATATTTACAGTAGGAGAACTGGGTGCGTTAGCTGGAGCCTTCGCGTTCCCACCATTAGCACCTATTCTATTTGGTGTGTCTTCAGTTTTTGGAGCAGCTGACGCTGGAACATATTTTGCCGAAGGTGATACATATATGGGATCTATGATGTTAGGTTTAGAAGTTATACCAGGTGGAGAACTTATCAAAATACTTAAAGCTAAAAAAATAGGGGTTGAAGCCCTTGAACAACTTGGGGAACAAGAAGTTAAAAATATAATTAAAAAAGGGATGGCTGGTGAAATTACTGAAGCAAGTGAAGCTAAAATTTTTAATGCTTTTGTAAAAGAAAAAGATAAGATTGCACCAGCAATGGTTGAGGCTATGCAACAACAAGCAAAAAAAAATGTGAAAGAATTGGGTAAGACATATGGTGAATTTGTAAAAAAAGGTGTGGATTTATCTGGAAAACCATCAAGTTCTTGGTCAACGTTTTTTGATTTTATTGGTAGATTGTCGAAAGCTACCGGATCATTTCCAAAAATGGCTATAAGTGTTGGTGGAACAATGTGGGGAATTGATCAACTATATTTAGCATTATACGGTAGAGATGAAGATAGACAAAATTCAGATATTAGAAAATTATATTATTTAATTAAAGGTGGTGGACTACCAGAAGAAGAAGCGGCAAAAAAAGAACAAGAAAGATTGATACAAGAATTTGCTGACAAGTACCTTAAAGACCCAGAAAAAGCTGTGGCAACACTAATAAAACAAGGATCAGATACCGGTAAAGAACAAGGTGCCGCAGCAGAATGGCTACTAACTAGGGTTAGAAATGTATACAATTCAAACGTAAAAAACAAAAAACCAGGATATGTCGGTAGTGGAAATGAAAATGTAATTCCAACACCAACAATACAAGAAGTTTTAAATTCTGGTAAAAAGTTTTCATATGGAATGACAAGTGATGACTTATTAAAAATTAAAAATAAAGTTAGAATTAATTTTGGTAATGCTTTAAATAAAGAACTACTAATGAAAACCATAAGTAATCCGAATTTTGATGATGATTTTTTAAGTGTAATACTTGATTTCCAAGAGAATGTGGTTAAAAATTTTTACGGTAAAGAAATAACCGAAAGAGGTCCAATTGGACTTGAGACATATTCATATATAGTTAAAGACCCAATTGAAGCTTTACCAACTAAAACTACAACACAGGCACTTGACTCACTAGAAGAAGATAAATATGAGTATTTTAACTGGAGTTCTAGAAAATCAGAATGGGTTAAAATAACTTTTGGTGAATATGAAAAATTAAAAGCTAGTGGTGATAAAGTTGAAAAAAAATTAATTATTGGTAATATAACTGGTACGGATAGTTTGAAAAACCTTGACCCGGCAACTTTAAATAGAAAAGAAAGAAAAAAATATTATAAAAATCAAGAACAAGTAAAACAATGGTTAGATTTTTATAAAGTGCAAGCAGCACAACAAACAATAACACCGGAACAAAAGCAAGCGCTTGAGGATTTATCTAGTTTACCTTTGAGGTAATTCGGTTTTTTTTCAAATAACTAATATTTATATATAAATTAAAAATATGAGAACAAATAGATTTGATAAAAGTTTAATTCTACTTGAGGAGTTAAGTAGAATTAATGAGATTATGAATTTTACAACAAAACGTACATTATTAACAGAAAGTATTGTCGATGATATGATTGGTTTTGCTGTTAGGAAAGGTGGTGGTAACGTCACTAACCCAACAATGTTAGCTAAACTTGAGGATGACTTTCAAATACCAAGAGGGGTTCTGGACGCTGATGAAATTGCTGGTGGGTTAAAAGCTGGTGGTGACGCTGGAGCTTCGGCTTTAGGTAAATTATACAAACAAATACCAGTAGCAAAACAAGATGAATTTTTAAACGGTGTTTATGCAAATTTAACAACAGCACATGGTAGACTACTAAATTCTATGACAACACTAAAGCAGTCAGCTGGAATGGGAAGTGAAATAACAAAAGCCGATTGGGATAGTTTTGTTAAACAACAAGGGGATGAAGTTATATCAACCACAAATCCTGATTTAGCGAAATTAGTTGATGACTTAAAAACAAAAAAAATAGACGCAGCGTTACGAAGAGGGTTAATTGATAGTGGATATTTTAAAATTGTTGATGACACTAGTGGTACTGGAGCAAGAGCTGCCGATGACGTTGCCGATGACGTTATTTCAAACCCAACTAAAGACGCACAAATTAAATTAGAATTTAATAAAAACTTTAAGGCAATTGAGGAGCAAGGTAAAGTACCAAAAGACTTCCCAAAAAATAAAGGTGATGAGTTCTATGATTATTTTTCTGAAAGAATCGGAAAGGCTATTGATGAAGGCGATATGACCGAATTGGAAAAAATCAGAAAAGAAATGGTTGGGTATTTTGGTAGTGACCCAAAAACAATTTTAAGTAAAATAGATATTTTTAAAAATAAATTTAACGCTTTGGCTGGTTTAGGAACTGATTTTATAAAAGGTTTAATTAAATTTTTAACTGAGGGTATTGGTGGACCAGCTTTAACTTTTTTGAAAAAATTTAAATGGACAATTGTTAGTATAGTCGCAATTGTAGGTACTGGTCTTTTTATTTATAATTATGCTACCGAATATGTTAATAGAAACAAAATGGGTTGTGATGCACCTGGAACTAGTTGTTTCTGTTGGACAAAAAATGTGTCTACGTTTGCAACAAAATCAGTTGAAGAACAAAAAGAAATATTGAATAGTGGTATTGGCTGTGAAGCATTTGAATGTGCCAACCCCCCAATCTCTGTTGAAACTGAAGAAAACCCAGTTACTGGAGTTCTTCGTACTGTTATTAAATTCAAAGACGGAACAAAAAAAGAATTAAATACTGGTAAAGAAATTAAAGCACCTGTTAGTGGTACTGGAACGGGTACTGGAACAGGTACTGGTACTGGAACGGGTACTGGAACTGGTACTGGAACTGGTACTGGTAAACAATATTCATATAATAAAACTGGAATTTTAGCGTGGGCCAAAGATAATAATTTATCACAAAATGGTGATGATTATGATTTTGCTAATGACGGTGGTTTTTATAAATCTGGTTCTGATTGGCAGGAATTATTTTATGTTGATGCTGACGGAAAAAAAACAACAGGAACTCGTGATGCCACAAGTGGTACTTGGTCAAAAACTGTTAAATAATAAATTAAAAATTTTTATATAAAATGTATTGTTGTAAAAGTCCTAGGACAGGTAAATTTGAGGAGTGTGGTGCTTCGGACTATAGTATTATAACGGACGATGCTAAAAGAAAAGTAGCACGTAGTGGTAATTGTTCACAATTTAATTCTGGTACTGGAACTGGTGGCACTGGAACTGGTGGTACTGGAACTGGTGGTACTGGAACTGGTGGTACTGGAACTGGTGGTACTGGAACTGGTTCTGGGGTTAGTTATTCTGTTTGTTCTGGGCCAACTTATTCAAATGGTTGTAAAGATTCCGGAGCACCAAATCCTAATGGACCTATATACAAAGTACAAGGATGTATTGGTGCGTCACAAGATAGTAAGTTTGGACCAAAAACAGAAAAAGCCCTTAAAGCAAAAACTGGTAAAACAACATTTAAAGAAAGTGATGTTGAGAATATCTGTAAAGGTGTTTCAGTTGATGACCAATCGCCTAATAATCAAGGTGGTGTTATGGCACCAGAAAAACAAAAAGAATTTTTTGTAAGCTTAAGTGGTACAGGAAGAGTTTACGATGGCTATATTCACGAATTTTCATCTAATTCTGATTTAACAGGTAGAGACGGCTCAATTTATAGATATTGTTATGTTAAGAAATTTGAATGTACAAGAAATGAACAAGGAAAAATAACAGCAATCGGAAATGGTATACCAATTTCTGGAAAAGCTGATGTAACATTTTCACCCAATCATTTATTTGTTTTATTATTTCCAGATTTACTATATGGATATATGGAAAAAAGAAATGAAATTATTACAGATCCATCCTATACTTGGAAACCTGGGAATGCTGTATTTTTGGAATCAAAAAGAAGAAGAAAATTAAGTGAACAAAAAATTGAGTTCGCACCAATACTTGGTAGTTCTTGGAATTTCAGTCCAAGTAACACAACTAATCAAAGTTCAAGTAGTACAACTAATCAAAGTTCAAGTAGTACAACTAATCAAAGTTCAAGTAGTACTAGCGTTTTAAGTAATTTTAATGAAGTAGAAGAGACTGAAAAAGTTATGAGACCCATAAAAGAAAAAGCTTTAAAGCTTATTGACGAATGGGATGATAGTAATTCAAAAAAATTGGCTATTAATCCAGCTAAAGGTAAAATTAATACCGAAATTGATAACGCAAGAACACAAATACAAGGAAAAAACCCTAAAGATTTTTGTAGTGCTGAAAATAAGGCTGAACTAGTTAAAACAAAAGAAGATTTGGTAAAAAAGAAAGCTGAGTTGAGTTTTGCTTTAAGTAAAGAAGATGAATCATATATGAGTCAATTAGAATCTTTATTAGGTCAAGTTGAATCAGAATGTGTTAAAATCGAAAAGAAAAAAAGACAATCACAAAATACTAGTGGTAGTCAAGGTTCTGGAAGTAGTCAAGGTTCTGGAAGTAGTCAAAGTCAAGGTAGTGCAACTATTGTTAGTGGAAGTAGAAAAGATGAACTAAGAAAAATGTTTGGTTTTGTTGATTCACAAGGAAATACAGTACCACCAAAGACTAGAATTCAGTTAATGAATAAAACACCAAATAAAGGTGTTGGTGGAACAGGGAGTATCCAACATGCGATTGATAAGTATGATGCAAGATCCGAATGGTTTGAAGATTATAACGAACTAATGGATATCGAAGGTCTTTCTGAATATAAATTAAGATTCCCAGAAAATTTTGAAGTTGAGGAGTATGCTGGAGAAGTTATTGATAAAGAAAACTATTCAGAATTAACACCGTTAGAAGGCGAATCTAGTTCACAATATAAAAAAAATACATTTGGTAATTTTTTAGAAACAAAATCAACTTTACCTATTTATCAAACTCAAATGGGTCGTAGTGCTGCTAGTACTATGTCTATTGAATGTAATGCAGAAACATTAAGAGATGAATTAATTATGTATTTAAATACTGCATTTGCAGCATCAAGATCAACTAAAGGTAATAGAGAAAAATTAGATGAATTTGAAAGATGTTTAGCCAAAGGCGATGTTCGTAGAGAATTAAAACAATTAGGACCTTTAACAGAAGACGATTTCCTAAATGTAGATCAAGATCGATTACCTTTTGGTATGTTTAAGAAAAAATTAGATATGAATGATATAATTAAACTATTAAGAGGCGAAGAAGTTAATGGTGTTGAAATTACAAATAACAATTTTATAGATAAAGACTTTTATAGAGAAGGTTTTGCAGTTTACGAATCAGTAAGAAAAACAGTTAAGAAAAATTTAAGCGAAGCAATAACAAAAAAGAAAAATTTAAAACTTACAGAATCTACTTTAACTAAAATTTTAACAAACATAAAAAGAAATGGATACTAAAGATACTTGTTTGGTGTAGTTACCGAATAAGAATAAACCATCTAAAAGAAGGAGGTGTTTAAGTATCTAGCAAGATAGGAACTTCGGTTCCTATTTTGTTTTTCACCCTATTCATTTATTGTTTTTTTATTTTATATTTATTTCTATGAATCAAACAATAGTACAAACCATCTTTGAGAACGACACAGTGTCGGAATTAACTGTAGCACTTCCAGTTTACAATAGTAAAAAAATTGCTTGGATATCTATAGAAAGTTTATGTGAACAAATCAATATTGATTTTAATTGGGAATTAATTGTTTATGAAGAAAAACACGAACAATCTGTATTTCCAGAACTATTTGATTTGTATATCGAAAAACTAAAATTGGTTAATTGCTCAAGAATTGTATATATAACAAATAATGAAAAAGTTTCTTTAGTTGAAAAATGGATTGAAATTGGAAAAAACGTAAGTGACTCATCAAAATGTTTTTTACTTCAAGCTGCCGATTGTTATTCACCAAAAACAAGACTTAAAATAAGTTATGAAAAAATTGTAAATGAAGACTATGATTGGTATGACCAAACAAAAGGTTATTTTTATTCATTTATAAGTGATAGGGTTATTTTATATGACTATAAAGGTTTTACAAATCTTAATATGTCATTAAAAACGGAATACATAAAAACATTGTCGTTTTCACCTTTGAAAAAAGGTATTGATGGGTACATATATAATTACTCAATAATTTCTTGTAAACAATCTTCCAGAAATTTCAGAAGATACTTTGATGATGAACTCTATAATGATAGTGTTGACACACACGGTCATAATAATATAAGTCATGCCAGAGAATCATATTTTGATACAAAACCAAATATTTTCTCAAAAACAAATTTAAATGTTAATGATTTAGGTTGGAATAATAATATAAAAAATTCAATAGATTCAACATCCATATATGAACTTACAATAATAATATCAACATATCTAAACACACAATATTTGGAAGAGTGTTTTGATTCTATTATTAATTCCATTGGTGGAAAAAAGGTACAAGTTTTAGTTGGTATTGATTCTTGTATTGAATCAAAGGAACATATAGAATCACATAGTTATCCAGGTTATTTTGAATTTTTCTTTTTTAAAAAGAACAACGGTCCTTATATTGTGTTTAATACTTTATCTAAACTGGCACTTTCTAAAAACATTTTATTTTTTGGTTCAGATGATATTATGAATTTAAATATGGTTGAGGATTCGATTAATGGTCTT